GTGTCCATCAAAGAACACGTTTTATCGTTGGATGTACAGGCATCCAGACATTCGTGACAAGTACGCGCGCGCGAAGAATGCGCAACAAGAGTTTGCGGCTGAAGATATCTTGGAGATCGCTTACGACGCAACGCCTGAGACTTACAACGTGGCTCGATTGAAGGTCGACGCGCACAAATGGGTCGCATCAAAGCTATTGCCAAAACGATATGGCGAGAAACAACAGCTCGAACACACTGGCGAGTCTGGCGGGCCGTTGATCATAAAGTGGAAGGATAGCGAATAAGGTTTATGTCTGCGATAGAGATCCCGTACCATCCTCGGAGCGTCATGCTTCCGTTTCACAATCGAACCCAGAGATTTGCCTGTTTGGTGGCGCACCGAAGGTGCGGTAAAACAGTCGCAGCAATTAATGATCTGATCCGTGATGCGCTGACGATCCAGCGCCAGAATGTACGGGTTGCTTATATTTCGCCAACTTATCGACAATCTAAGGCTGTGGCGTGGGATTACTGTAAAGAGTTTACGCAAGGCATCCCGGGAATCAAAGTTAACGAGTCCGAGCTTCGGATAGATTTTCCTAATGGCGCTCGAATTAGGCTATTTGGGGCTGAGACCGCAGATTCAATGCGGGGACTGTACTTTGACTCGGTTGTTATGGACGAGCCAGCCGACTTCCCGGCAAACGCTTGGGCAACAGTTATTCGACCAGCAATCGCTGACCGTCAGGGCCGGGCCACCTTTATCGGTACTCCGAAAGGCCGTAACGAATTCTGGGAAATCTTTGATGCGGCGCAACGTGATCCAAACTGGTACACAGCTATGCACAAAGCCAGCGAGACAAGTCTGTTGCCGCAAGAAGAGTTGGACGCGGCGCTTAAGACAATGGGCGAGGATCGGTACGAGCAAGAGTTTGAGTGTAGCTTCGAGGCTGCCATTGCTGGCTCGTATTACGGCACTGAGATGAAACGCGCAACCGAAGAGAACAGGATCACAACAGTTCCTTACGATAGATCACTTGGAGTTGTCACTGCATGGGACTTGGGCGTTGGCGACTCGACATCGATATGGTTTGCGCAATATGTCGGTGCTGAAGTTAGGTTGATCGACTACTACGAATCATCTGGAGTTGGCCTCGATCATTACGCTAACGTGTTGCAAGATAAGAATTATGTTTACGAATCTCATATATTGCCTCATGATGTGCAGGTCAAAGAGTTGGGAACGGGCAAATCTAGGCTTGAGACGTTAGATAATCTTGGAATTAGACCTGTAGAAATAGCACCGAAGCTCAACGTTGATGATGGCATTCAGGCGGTACGATCTATGCTGGATCGTTGCTGGTTTGATGAGAAGAAGTGCAATCGAGGGATCGAGGCATTGAGACAGTATCAGCGAGACTACGACGAGAAGGGCAGAACGTGGCGAGGCAGACCGAGGCACGACTGGACTTCGCATGGCGCTGACGCGATGAGATACTTGGCCGTCGGCTATCGACCAATGAAGTCTAGCTGGGGCGAGCCGATCAGAAGAAATCTAAAGGGAATAGCGTAGTGGATGGTAATATTAAAAAATTAATCCCAAGTAAGATTAGAAGATTAATACAGCTTGGTTTACTTGCTGCTGAACAAGCGGATAACGCCACTCAAGTTAAACGAGCAACTACTTCATACGAAAACGCTAAAAAGAAAAGTAAAGTATTTGCTGAAAGAGAAAAATTAGCTGAAAAAAATGATTTTGAAACTGTAACCAAATCTGAATCATTCCCAAAAAATATTATTACTCCAGAAGATTTGCAGGGAGAAATATTAATTCCATTGATGGGCGATCCAAGTGACATTGGATTGTTATCTAGAGTTGGCGGTATACCTGTTAACTCTCAAATAGAAGGCGGGTCAAAATTCCCGTTTAAGTGGGAGGATTTATCTTGGGCTTCAGAACCAAAATCGGCTGGCTCTTATGTAGACAAAGTAAGACACATTGCAGAAACACAAGGTCAAGCTCCTGTTTCAGTTAACGCCTTAATGACAAACGAGTCTATGTATTCTCCAAGATTTGTCATAGATTCAGTGTTGCAACAAATTGAAAATTCGCCAAATATACTTAAAAAAGATATTTTGAATTTTGATGAACAAATTAGAAAATATCTTCCACAGATAGAATGGCCCGGTCTTTTAAACGGTGGCAAAGAAATGTTACAAAATTTGCCAATGAGACAACGGGCTGAGATTTTAAAACGTATGAGCCAAGCTCAGTTTCGAGATAGAGGATTTCCATTAATTGATGAAACAATTAGAGGCGCAAGGGATAGACGTTTTGACAATTCTATTCTTGGAGATAGTGGTGCTGCAATTGTAAGAGTTGATCCGAATCAAGATTTAGTGACTTTACCTGATTGGATCCACAAAAATTATGGCTCAGGAATGAAGAAAGTTTCTGGATCTGAAGCTCAGCAACTTGAAAGATTAACTCCTTTCAGAATATTTTTTAAAGATTTGTTTGCGGAAAAAGCAGTTTTAAAAGATAAAAATGGCAGGCCATTAACAGTTCCTAATGCAATTGGAGCAGCAAATTTATCAAAAGATGGATTTCAAAAGGCAGATCAACAATGGGTTGATGCCAATATGCAATACCTTGAAAGAATGAAAGGCAATCCAAAAGGAGTGTTATCTGCCGTTGGAGCGCCAACAGCAGGAGTATTGGCAAAAGATTATCAAGGAGATCCAGTGACAGGCATGGATTTATCAGAAGCCGGAGCAGATGTGCCATTCTTGCCGACAATGAAAGAATATGGATTATCTGCTTTAAGGGGCGCTGTTCAGGCTACATTGGATTCAATGAAAGGCGCATCGTTTGTCCCGGGATTTAAAAAGGTTGCAGAAACTGCTGAAAATACAAAAATACCGGATTACAAAGCAAAATACGCAACAGATGAGCAAAAGACTTTATTTGAACTTTTAGGTAGTTTTATACAACCGAATTTAAGATAGGAGAAAACGATGGATCGTATGAAAATGCAGGGATTACTTGGGATGACTGGACAGCCCCAACAAATGGCGCCAGCAAGTCCTCAACCGCAAGTCCCAAACTTGTATGATTATCAAGGCCAACAAGATTTTAATTTTGATCAGTATCAGAACGAATTTGGAATGAACGGAATGGTATTCTTGAAAGATGTTTTTAATAGGTCTGGAATTGAAGTAACAAGTCCAGAACAAATTAGAGAATTGTTTAATTCAATGGGGCCAAACCAAAGATACGATATTTTCCAGATGTATAAAGCGTATGGAGGCCAAAAGGCAAATCCAAGCGCAGATCCTTATACAAATATGCGTAGATAACCATGACAATCACAAACTACTCAACTCTACAGTCAACGGTCGGTGATTTCTTAAACCGTAGCGATCTGACCAGCGTGATCCCGGTGTTCATTCAGTTGGCCGAGGCGCAGATTAACCGCGATCTCAGGCACTGGAAGATGGAAACTAGGGCAACGGCCACCATTGACGCTGGCGATCAATACTCGCAAGTGCCGTCTGATTGGCTGGCGACGATTAGGATGAGCATCCAAGGCGCTGGAACCAGCGTTGTTGACTTGATATCGAGGGCGGCAATGGCCGATAAGCGCGAGGGCGCAGAAGATATGGCTGGCAGGCCAGAGTTTTACTGCCACGCCGATAGTCAGTTTAACTTCTATCCGACTCCAGATGCTAATTACACAGCCGAATTGCTATATTTTGCAAAAGTGCCAGATTTGGCCTCAAACACGACAAATTGGTTGCTACAAGACGCGCCAGATGTATATTTGTATGGAACGTTAATTCATTCTGCTCCATACTTACAGGAAGATTCACGAATAGCAGTTTGGGCGCAAATGTACGCAGCAGCCGTAAAGATGCTAAATGATACTTCAGACAGTGCAAGGCACTCTGGTTCAGGTTTAACACTTAAAGTGAGAGGTCTAGGATGAGTTTTTCCGATTATTTAGAAGATAAGCTGCTAAATCATGTGTTTGGTGGCACCGCATACACCGCGCCAGCGACGTTATATGTTGGCTTATTTACTAGCGCTGCCAGCGATTCAGCCGCAGGAACAGAGGTTTCAGGCGGATCATACGCCAGACAGAGCGCCGCATTTACCGTTAGCGGTACAAGCCCAACTGAGGCTGACAATGACAGCGCAATTGAGTTTCCGGCTGCTACTGCAAGCTGGGGGACGATCACATACGCTGGCATATTTGACGCATCAAGCGCTGGAAATATGCTTGCATACGCAGAATTGACAGATCCTTCAGACTTTACGACTGCGTTGCCAAAAACTATCAGTATTGGCGATGTTTTTAGAATTTCTGCTGGTAACTTGAAAGTGAGACTTGATTAATGTCATCGATTACGACTAGAGCCGGCAAAGGTTCGCCGCTAACTCATAACGAAGTAGATGCGAACTTTACCAATCTAAATACTGACAAGTTAGAGAATTTAGTCGAGGACACAACGCCGCAGTTAGGCGGCACATTAGACGCAAACGGCAACAATATCAGCATGGGAACATACTCCATTACCGACGCAAAAGTCGGTCAATGGGATACGGCATACGGATGGGGAAACCATGCTTCTGCTGGTTATTTAACTAGCTACACTGAGACAGATCCTGTCTACACAGCATCGAGCTGGTACACAACAACAAACAATTCAACTAATTGGGATACAGCGTATGGTTGGGGTAATCACGCATCTGCTGGTTACGCTACCTATCCGTCTCAAACAGGTAACGCTGGTAAATATTTAACAACTGATGGCTCTACTGTTTCTTGGGATACTGTTACTGTAAGCGCAGATCCTGCTGGTACAGCTGTAGCAATGGCAATCGCATTGGGATAAAACATGGCTAATACATTTAAGAATTACGCAGCTACAGGTGTTGGAACTTCTGCTTCCACGATACTAACTGGACCGGGAGCTACACAGACTACGGTCATTGGT